TCAACACTTTTGGCATGGTCTTCCCATTTATTAAAATCATCTGCTGTTGCGCCACTCATAAGATTCTCCAAGGGGCCGTAGCCCTTATTGATTAATTAAAGTCCCCAGTTTTCTAAGCAGATTGGGCCTATGCCTAGCTTGATTGACTCAGCGTTAGTAAGCAATCTTCCGCAGCAAGAACAGTTGCCTGTGGCTTGTCCGTGATGAACTGCTGCTGCCTTGGGGTCTTCGGCAATGGCTTGCAGCTCGGAAAGAATTTCCTTGCGTGACTCACGCAGACCAAAGAACTTGCCTTCAGATGTAATCTTTCCTGCGTAGTCGCCTTCGTCTTTTACATAGAGACAGCCGCCATTCTTGCCACTTGCAGGAGCAAGAGATAACTTGATAACGCCAAACACAATCTTCGGCTTGGCTAAACCGTTAGCCAGCGCAGTGTCGAACAGAGCGTTGATCTTAGCAAGATCAAGCGAAGGCATATTAGCTTCTACCGCAGAACGGGCAGTGTTACGCTCCTGCTGCTTGGCGTATCCATTGACTATGCAAGCAAGCTGCTTTTCTGACAAAGAGCCGTATTTCTTAGCCTTGCTAAGAAGATCTTGATAGAAAGATGACCACGTTGCGCTAGTGAGCCAAGCAAAACCTTCGGGGCCAATGGCCTCGACAATTTGAGCTACTCCTTCACGGCTAGTAGCTTCAAGCTTGACAACCTTCCTGTTGTGGCGTTGCTTAGATGCCTTGGCACGATCTGCTGCGCTAGTCAGGAAGTAACCTTTGCCGCGACAGGCGAAGCAGTCAGTACGATACTGATGCACCCGAACGCCTGTGTATTTGCCTGTTCCCGCACAAGGTTGGCAAGGAAACTGCTCTGTTTTCGCGTAGAACCCTGTAGACTCAGTTGTAGGAACGGTATCCCAGTCATCTCCTAGGTCGCTGAATAAATTGTCAAAATCTATATTGCTCATATTATGCTCCGTTTTGTTATTTACTTAACTTATGACCATAATATACCTTATAAGGTATCACTGTATACATTTTTAGTAACTTTTTTTGCAATATCTAAACCAGCACAAATAAACACTTTGTGGCCTATACCTTCTAAATAGGCAATCCAATCTTTTTGCTTCTCGCTAACTCTACCGCCTTTTGACCTTTTCATTTCTATCCAAGTGTTCCATGCGGGTATGTAAAGGTCTGGAACACCAGCAGAAACACCTTCGGCCTTTAACCTAGCCCCTGCACTTTGTGACCGCTTTTCACCATTAGGAATGGCAAATATCCTAACGTCTGGATATGTTCGCCTAAACCATTGAACAAATAACACTTGCTCTTGATGTTCACTGGGTATTTTTAAAACGGAATTATTGGTATCCAATCTTGACACTGATCTAGTTGGCTTGCGAAATCTTCGGGCGGCTCTATTTGGTATTGTTGGCATAATCCTTCCTCGTTATAGTTGTCGCAAGTGTGACAGCATTTAGGTTCTTTAATATCAAACAAGGCATTAACCTTTGCATTGTACTCTTCAACCACTTTCGGGGTCTTATGACGCATAATTTCTCCTTACTACATTAAAAAACTTCCCATTCTTTTCATAATCAATAGCATCTGGTGGGGTTGCTTGGTTAAACGCTACTGATGCTTGATATAAGCCGTTGGCAGCAACTAACTCTGCATGACACCCGCTAGCATGGGCAATCGTATTAACTTGTCCTAAAGCCTTTTGACCAGCATAGCCGCTATGATTTACGCAAAAGTATTCAGTAATTGGTTTATCGCTTAATGATTTTCCGTAATAGGTGGCTCTAAGCATTTCATTTCCAGCCCTGCTGGTGTATTCATCCCACTGCCAACTAGCCACCGCCATTTTTAACTCGGTATCAGTACCCATAATGCAATCATCTCGCAACTGCATAAGTGTTTTATTTTGGCTTTCGGGAAATTCATTGCCGCATGATGGGCAAACCATAATGGATATGTGGACTATTTCGTGGCATACATCACATACTTTTATTGGTGCTTCACCACCACCGCCTGACTTTTGAGGTGGCTTAACTCTAGTAATTGGTCCATGAGTGGATATATTGCCTGCAAAATCTAACACCAAACAATGCTTGGTGTGTTTTTTTGGCCTTAAACCCCTGCCAGCCATTTGCATATAAAGAGCAGGGGACATTGTAGGCCGAAGCATTACGATTAGATCAATTTCTGGAAAATCAAACCCAGTGGTTAATACATTGGCATTGGTTAATGCTCTAATTTCCCCAGCCTTAAAACCCCTAATGATTTCTGCTCTTTCTGCTGCTGGTGTTTTACCTGTCACACAAGCTGCGGTTATTCCCATATCATTTAATTCCTCTGCCATGTGTTCAGCGTGATTAACACCAGTACAGAAAAAGAGCCAGTGCTTGCAATCTTTTGCCCTGTGGATAACTTCTTCTGTAACTTGTGAATTTGTTTCATAGTTATCCACAGCCGCTTGCAGTTCAGACTCTATGTATTCTCCACCTCGCTTATTTACGCCATCTACATTTAGTTTTGTTGTGGTGCTTTTGCTTCTAAGTGTGCACAAGTGACCTTTGTGTATTAACTCTTCAATGGTTACTGGCTCAATGCGGTCATGGAACAATGCGCCCTCTTCATCTATGTACCCATGCCCTAGCCTAAATGGGGTGGCCGTTAGTCCAACGACACGCAATTTAGGGTTAATATCAAATAATTTTTTAATCAGTGATCTATAACCACCTTCATCTTTATGTGATATGAGGTGACATTCATCTACAATAATAATGTCGATATGGCCTATTTCATCTGCTCGGTTGCGGATAGATTGAATGCCAGCAAATGTAATGGGTTCTGCTAGGTTCTTTTGCCGTAATCCAGCACTGTATATCCCCATTGGTGCGCCAGCCCAATGTTGGCGCATTTTCTCTGCGTTTTGCTGAATTAATTCTTTTACATGGGTTAGCATCAAAATCCTTGTTTCGGGCCAATTGGTTAATGCGTCTTTGCATAACTCGGCTACAATATGGCTTTTGCCACTACCAGTAGGCAGCACCAAGCAAGGGTTGCCTTGGTTGTTTCTTAACCAGTTGTAAAGCAAATCAATAGACCTTTGCTGGTAGTCTCTTAATATCATCCAATAAATCTCCCGTTAAATGCTTCCCTTAATTTATCCCCACCGCCACTAGCACACTGGTCTGGGTTGGCAATAATTTCTTGACCGCTATAACCACTTTCACCATTTAAAACTTCCTTGCCGTTAATAATATAAATGGCTTCCCATTCGCTTTTTGCCTCTTTGCGTTTATACGGCACTAGGTCTGGGTGTATAACGTGACTGTCACAGCCAGTGCGCTGAAATTCTAATGGAATATTTTCTGAGTTGTGGCGTTCACAGTGCCATGTTGAATCTTTTTTGGCGGTTGCATGGGCGCAAGTTCTGCAATTACCTTGTTTGGTGGGTTCATTTTCGTGACAGAATGAGTAAGCTGCACAGAACTTGCAAAGATACCAAGCCTTGCTAGCACCGCTGCATGGTTCTGGCAGTCTATCGGATAGGGCTATGCGCTTTCCTCTTGCTACAGCTTTCTTAGCAACGTCAATATCAAAATGAATACGCTCTGTATGCAGCCTGTCATCGTCTTTGCAAACAGCCACATATAAAGCCCTTTTTAACTTTAACCCTAGCATATACACCTGCATCTGAACGTAGTGCATGGGCTTAGATGCTTGTACACCTTTCTTTAAATCTTCAAAACTCTTTTTGCTGTGGGTTTTAAATTCTGCTAAATGCTTTGTGTTTTCCGCAGTGGGTACGCCATTATGAATAACACCATCTACACTGCCAGATACATGGGAACCAAAGTCCACTCGGTTCTGGCTTCCATCAATATCTATACCGATTGCGCGTAAATCTGAAATGATTTGAGGTTCTTCTAAATGCCCTCGCCTAAATAGCCGCAGTATACGACCTTGGAATTGCTCTACAACGGCCCATCTAAATGATAGCCATAACCATCTATCGCAATGATGCCCAAGTCCCGAACAGCCTAAATGGGGTCTTGGTTGTTCTTGCCTTGCTTCATGCGCTTGATCTATTAGTGCTGAAATATGTTGGACAGGTTCTGGTATTTTTGCCATAATAAAATCTCCTTTATAGTAAGTATTGACGGGCCTTTTACAGCCCGTCTTTTTTATGGGTGTTATTTAGCCCAAGGTGGAGTGCCTGTTGCTGGTGCAGCAGTAGTTGATGAAGCAACGGGTGCTACTCCACCTTTCATTGCTTTAAAGCCACTTACATCATTTGAAGCATCGTACCCACCACTTGCTTCACGAATCTTGACTTTGATTTCTAACTGACCACCAATTAACTGGTCGGTATCTTCTACCGAAGCCAAGCCAATGGCCCTCATTAACTCGCCCAGTTGTTGGATTCCAATTTCTTGGGCTTTAGGATTAGGGTTGCGGATATTTAAGTTGCTAAATATAACTCGGCCCTCATGGGTTGGCCCTGTCACATTGTAACGAACTGCAATGTATTCCCCTGTCCCTGCTTTAGTGTCTTTTAAATCGGCACTACCTATCACACAGGTATACCAACCAATCGGTAAAGGCTCAAAGTTGTTTTCACTTTGTGGGATTTCGTTTGTGTTAAAAGATTGACCTAAATTAGCCATGATTATGCTTCCTTTTCTATAGTAAATGATGGGCGACCAGCTTTTGTGGTTACAGCCCCTAGTAATGCTTCGGTAATACTTTCATCGGCAGCTTTCCAGCTTGCCATGTTAATGGTTGGTGTCCAACGAAATAGTTCACCTAAATGGCTGGTTAATCCAGCATCGGCTGCTAGTTCTTGCAACTTGTCCCCATCAACTTTATTGGTTAGCCGCTCAACAATTTTAATGTTGTAGCCTTTAACGCTGATTGATTTAGTGCCGTTAAAATGTTCTGGCGCAAATTCTTGAACCAGTTGATCTTCTATCAAACGTCTTTTTTCAATCGCGTGTTTTTCATCGGCTTTTGCGTTTAACCAGTCGTTATAGATGCTCACGATACACCGCCAATCTTGGCAATAATCTCCCCAAGGTCTGGCGTTTCCCAAGCCTCTAACTTGCCACTGCGGTCTTTAGCCAACCATAGGCCGTCTGAATCGCACATTAATGCCCGTTGAGTTTTGCCTTCTTCATCTTTTTCTATCCTAAGTGCTAACACTTCATCGAAAAAATACGGCAGTTTTTGGGCCGTCTTGTTGCCGGGCAATGACGGGAAATAAAGCATTCTGCCCATCTCGTCTTGTTGCTTTTCTAGCTTGGCGGTCATTAAAACGTGCATATTTAGGTCTCGGAATGCCCTAATTATTTCGCTTAATTGGACATCCATTTCGCCATAAGCTGCACGACCATCTTTATTAACCTTTTTTTCGTGGGCTAAAACGACTTCTGCAATCTCTGATATTGAATCTAAAACTACCGATTGAAATTCATCTGAATCTTTCAACCAACTATAGGCATCGTGTAAATCTCCAATGTTTTTTATTTCTACAAAAGGTATATTGTCATCTTTAAGTGATAACAAACCATCTTCCGCAGATAGAACAACGGGTTTAGGTAGCGTTTTAGTTAGGGTTGTTTTACCAGACCCTGCTTGTCCATATACTAGAACTTTTAAGCCTTTGGCGTGGATATCGCCTGTGCTTTTTAATTGAATTGACATTATGTTTATTCCTTTTTATAACTTCGGTTGGAAATATTCCGTTTGAAGTTGTATACAGTATAATCATTTGTTGGTATATTTAAAAGCGTTTTTATAAATAAATTTACATAAAAGGGAATAAAAATGAATCTTCAGTTAGTTAAAGAGCAACTTGCAGACAGTAATCTGCGCAAAGTTGCCGAAGCCTCTGGCTTAAAATACAACGTTGTTACGCGTTTAATGAGGGGCGAAACTGACCCTAAATATTCCACTGTGGAAGCACTCTACAACTATTTAGAGGCTCGCGAAAATGGCAAGAATATTTGATCACCCATTTAAACCTCAAGAAGCACCAAGAGCCGAGCCACCAGAATTTCAGTTAATAGATGCTATGAAGGCATCTGGCTTAACACCACCAGCCCAAGTATTCTTGGATGGTAAATTACACCGATGGGCTGGCAGTGGTAAGAAAGACAAGAACAGTTGGTACTGTTGTTTTGCAGATGGTATT